AAAAGAACAAGAACTTACTCCAAACGGCATGCAATCGATAGATCTTGAATCAAAATCTCAAATTGAATTTATGGAAAAGACTGTATCAGAAGAAAATGAAAGCCCTCACATCATAGCAACAAGTATACCTTCAGGTAATTATACTCAAGATCGTGTTCTTGATGATTTAGAACCTTTAGAAAAGTCTAAATTAGAAAAAGGTCATGAAATATCAATGGTTGTGATTTGGATGAAGCATCGTACACATACGCACTATGTGGCTTGGAATGATGGTTTGAATGATAATCCTCCGTTGTTACTTGAAAGGAAAAGAAGACTTCGAAGATTTTTTAATAAAGAAAAATATACAATTATTTTTAAAGACTTTGAACACTTACAGGATAAATTTTAATTTTTTCCTTTACATTTACTAAAAAGTGTGGTAGAATAGATCTATAATAAAAAATTATGGAGTTGAAATGGCACACGAATCTGAAATCATAAATACTTACAAACATCCGTTCGTTGGCATTAAATGGCCGGTGATTGGTTCAAAAGGTGATGAATATAGAGTTACTATGCGTGATAGTGGCTTTGATTGTACATGTATTGCATTTAGAAAGTGTAAGCACATTAAAGAAGTGGAAAAAAGAATTGTTGGAGAAGATTAACATGTTAATCACTTTTTTTCATTTAAGTGCATTTTTTCCTTTACAAATGGAAAAAAATATAGTATAATATAACTATAAAATAAAAAATTACGGGAGTTAAATTATGGTACAATTAGAATTATTTACAAATAACTGGGGAGTTAACTCAGGTTTTGAAAGCTTAAGAGATAAGTTAAACGAGCTTATACCAGCAGCCGGTAAAGTTGCTAATCCAATGTCAAAGAACAAGCATTTAGAAAAGTTCAGAAGAGCTCAAAATGCTGCTTATGATTTTTTCAACAATGGTCTTTGTAATAAAAGAGGATTGTTTGTAAGTATCTTTGCTGAAAACGAAAGTTACTATATCGATAAGTGGAATATTCCTACTCAAAGTTCTTTCAGATATTTTAATAATGATAGTTGGGATATGTGGGAAGATAACATTGAAAAGATCTTTACACCAATCATGTTAGCTGCGGCTAAAGAACAGGGAGTTCAATAATGTATTATGTAGATGCTTTTAAAAGTAATGTTATAATTGATATGACTACTGGTATGGAAGTACTTGATAGTAGTATTAAGTCAGACGGAAAAAGATATAAATGGTTTGATGAAATGATGGTTAGTGCTTCTGGTCATATCAAAAAAGAAGATGCTATTGCTCAAGTAAAAAAGCATGAAGCTAAAGGTTATAGAGTTGAAATGGAGGAAAGTTTATAATGTTAGATTGGAATGAATTAGAAAATGAAGCCAAATACGATGCCGATGGCGAAGTAAGGCATGACAATATTACTTATGTCGGTGATGTTGTTGAAACTAAATATGGCTTATGCAAGATTAAAAAGATTGAAATCATGCCAGAGCCTAGACATTCATCTAAGTGTGGAATAAATGTAAATAAAATGTTTACATCCTTGCTAAACTATTGTATAATAGATCTAGATAACAACCATTTTATATATGGAGATGAGGTAAACAATGCCAATAATTGATAGAAAAGAATCAGTTGCAGTCTTACAAGAATGTATGGACTTACAACTTAAAAAATCAAAAGACTATCAAAGTGATAGTTCTAATGTAACACAAGCAATGCATTACCGTAGAGGTGTGGATACAATCCATGATATTATCATCGGTAAACTTATGCGTGCTACATCATTAATTGAATCAGGTAATGATCCAAACTTCGAATCACTCGAAGATACTTACAAAGATATGATTAACTATGCATCATTTGCAGTATCATATATGCGTGGTAAAATGGACGGCCAACAATCTGGTAGAGATATGTTTAACAAACCAACTGCCAGCACAAATGGCGGTTTCTCTGGTGTCAGAGGAAAGGCAGTAAAATGATACAAGAAAATACAAGCGATATAAAACACTACTTTATTAATGCTTTGGATAAAGAAGATTTTGTTATGGATAGGTCCGGTCAAAAAACTATTGAACTTATCGGTGCCAGTTTCTTTGCTGATCAACCAGCAATATTTGGTACACCAAACAAATCATATATAGAAATAGAAAAAGCATGGTATGAAAGCCAATCAACAAATGTTAATTGGATTAAAGAAAATTATAATCGAAATGTACCTGAAGCTTGGCTAGCATCATCAAATGATTTTGGTCAAATCAATTCTAACTATGGTCATTTAATTTATTCTGATAAGTATCATCATCAGTATGGTCAAGTGCTTGATGAATTACTAACAAATCCAGATGGCCGTAGAGCTTCAATGATTTACACAAGACCTAGTATATGGATAGAATATAATGAAGATGGTAAAAATGATTTTATATGTACTAACGCCGTTACTTATTACATACGTGATAATTACTTACAGTCCGTTGTCCAAATGCGCTCAAACGATGTCGTGTTCGGATACAAGAATGACTATGCTTGGCAGCTTTATGTTTTAGAACAAATGGTAAAAGACTATAATGATTGTAAAGAAGATGGTACACCAGAATTAAAAGTTGGTGACATAATCTGGCAAGTACAAAATTTGCATGTTTACGAAAGGCACTTTCATCTTGTCAAATAAATGGGATAAAAGATTTTTAGAAATGGCTAAGCTTGTGGCTTCATGGTCAAAAGATCCATCAACACAAGTTGGTGCTGTTGCAGTTAGAAATCGTACCGTTATTGCTCAAGGCTATAATGGTTTCCCTAGAGGTTGTGATGATCATGAATTATACTATTTAAATAAAGCCATAAAGTATAAGCGTATAGTTCATGCAGAAATGAATGCAATTTATAATGCAGCAGAAAACGGTGTATCATTAAAAGGTTCTACAATCTATGTAATAGGTTTACCAATATGTCATGATTGTGCAAAAGGTTTAATTCAAGCCGGCATAAGTAGAGTGGTAACACCAGAACAAGAGATACCAGAAAATTGGCAAGAATCAATATCAAGTTCAATATCAATGTTTAAAGAGGCAGGTGTAGTATGGGATTGGATAAAGTATTAGTAATTGGTCACAGTCCGGGTAAAACACCCATAAATAAAATGAAGAATGGTTCACCAACACTCAATAGGCTAAACCGTTGGCTCGATGCATGTGAGGTAGATATATACAGCTTTACGAATCTTTGTGCACACCACAAGGAGTTTCTGAAAATGGCTGATATTGATGGCACAATAATCCAAAAAATCACCAAAAATTATAATAAAATTATAACTTTAGGCGGTTTTGTGTCACAATATATCACCAAAATGGGAATAAATCATTACGCTGCTCCACACCCAAGTCCACGTAATAGAAAGTTTAATGATAAAACATTTGAACCTATGATAGTTAATGAATTGAAGGAGTATTTGAGATGAAGATAGGTGTATTATTAGGTAGAGGTGTAGAAGGTGTAGGCTTAACTAAAAATGTAGTTGAGTTTCAAAAGCTTTTCCCCGGCGTAGAAGTATATGCTACAATCGATAAATTATGGCAAAGAATGAACTCAATGGATTTTAAAGTAAATTATTTTAGAGGCACTGATTGGGACCAGATAAGCAAACCAACAAAGAAATTTCCAGATTTATTGACATGTACACAAGTCATTGAAAGAATCAATCAACTCGATATGTGTATAGTTTGGAGTGTTCCATCTAAATCTCATCCAGAAGATTGTGTAACTAACTTCATAAAGATGATGGATGAAATTAAAGTACGTAAATCTTTAGTACAGGTTGATCATAAAATACATTCAATAAATAGAAATGCTGGACTAGCAGATATTTCATCTAAGATGAATGTTCTTATGTGTCATTATGTAGATAATCCATTTGGCCAATGGGTTAAGAAAAATAATATTAAAACACCATTAACAAATATGGGTGTAGGTTTTAATTTTACAAAAGAAAAATGGAAGCCAATACACGATCAAGATCCTTTTTATATAAGATGGGTTGGCCGTACTGCAATGTGGAAAGGTCCAGACTTGATGATTGATTTTCACAATGATTATTTTAGAGAACTTGGATTTAAAACAGTATTGGAAGGATTGGAAGCATCAATAAATTATCCGGCTGTACTTTATAAAAATCCAAAAGAAATGACAGGTAGAAGAGAAGTTATTAATTATTTCAGACCTGAAAAAGGAATTGACAATAATCCAAGTAAAGATCCAGTTTATGGCAGTGAAACAATAAATTCCGGTGCATACCTTTATGGCGCATATACACATGAAGAAATGATTGAACGCATGAGTCTTGGTGGATTTGGTTCTGATCTTATGTATTTTAAAGAAAACATATATGGCGATAATGTTGAATATTGTCATACAGATTGCTTTGCCGCCGGTGTCATACCAATATTTCATAAACACTTTTGTGATAATGTAATTCACAGAAAACAGGGTAAGCCAATATCTGAATGCATAAATACTGGTACTATTGGTATCGATGCCACAAATGCAGAAGCAACTGCACATGATATGTTGATGATGACTGGCGATCCAGTAATGAGAGATGAGTGGCGAAACATGATGTTTGAGTTTTGGAAAGAACATTGTGATGCATCCATTGTATATAATGAGATCATAAATAAAACACTAAACTATAATGAAAGAAATGAAACAACTTTGGAGGATTTTTTCGTATGAAAGTAGCGATTACAGGATCACGTGGTTTTATAGGTAGCCACTTAAAAACAAGACTTGAAAAAGACGGACATGAAATAGTTGAATGGGATTTAAGACAGGAACCATCAAAAAATATAGAAGACTTTAATCCAGGAGATGTAACTCATGTAGTACATTTAGCCGCATATGCTGATGTCAGACAAAGTCTTAAAGAACCAGAAAAATACTGGACTAATAATGTAGAAAATACTACACGTATACAAAAGATTTGTGGTTATAATAACATACCATTATTATATGCATCATCTTCTTGTATACATCAGTGGTGGTTATCACCTTATGGTACAAGTAAAAAAGTAAATGAAGAAACAGCTTTTCCGCATCAAGTAGCACTAAGATTTACTACTGTATATGGCGATGGAGCCAGAGAGTCTATGCTCATAGGTAAACTAATTGGTGGTACAATAAAATATTTAACTCGCCATGTAAGAGACTTTATACATGTAATTGATGTATGTGAGGCAATAGTTTTACTCTTAAGTAAAGATATTAGACTACTAAAACCAGCATATGATATTGGTACTGGTAAAGGTAATGTAGTAGAAGACTTAGGTAATTTAGCAGGTTGGGAAGGTATTGAAGTTACAGATGGTGATGATTGTGAAGCACAAGATAATACTGCAGACATATCTGCAATGAAAGAATTAGGATGGGAACCAACAATTAACGTAAAAGATTATATCGTTAGAAATACGGTGCCACACTAATGAAGTACGCAAGTATCGTTCCATTGATTGGTGGTGAAACCATTGCAATGGAAAATGTATTTAAAAAAAGACCGGAGTATATTTTAAGTTATGAAGACTTTAAAGCAAACGATACTCACTTGGTTGAGTATTATAAAAGAGAAGTTCCCTACTATCTTCTGGGAAACGACAGGAACTACGATCTACCTTCTGTCGATGTTGTTAACACCGTGTGCCCTTGTGCTGGTTTGTCTAGCCTCAATACTACGGCATCTTCTGACGCTGCTGCTAATGATTGGATGTCTACCTCTGCTAATTATGTCTTGGGTACACTCAAACCTAAAGTATTCTGGGGTGAAAATGCACCAAGACTCGCTTCAAAAATGGGGGAGCCGATTGTGGAAAATCTCAGATCAATTGGAAGAGAATTTGGATATACTTTTAGCTTATATAAAACGAAGTCTCTCCTCCATGGACTCGGACAAGTAAGAGATAGATCATTTTATTTTTTCTGGAAGGGTGATAAAGTACCACAGTTTGAATATATAAAAAGGGAACATCAAAAAATTGAGGATACGATACGTTCCGTGAAACGCAGATCAGATGATCCGATGAATGTCCTTACTAATACAAGTGTTCCTTCACAAGACCCTTACTACCGATATGTCTTAGAAGAAATGCTTGGTGGTATAACTCATAAAGAGTTCCAAAATAAAATAAAGAAAAGCTATGATGTTCTACATTACATAGAAGATAATGAACATTCTTATGACGGTGTTGCAAATTGGATGTCTTTCCACGGCTATGAAAAACAAGCACAACGTTGTAAAGTTATGTATGAAAAATTAGCATCGGGTAAAAACATTATGAGAAGAGGTGTATATGTACCAAAGAATTATATTGGTGCTTTTGTAGGCAGTGCACCTACAAAGCTTACACATCCAGATGAAGATAGATTTTTAACAATAAGAGAATGTTTAAGTATTATGGGATTACCTGAAGATTTTATATTGCAAGGTGGATTAAAAAATTTAAATCATATTTGCCAAAATGTACCAGTCACTACTGCAAGTGATATGGCAGAACATGTTTTAAGATTCTGTGATGGAAGGTTAAGCAATCAACTATGGGATGTTGATTTTATGGTGCAAGATAATCGAAAACAATCTATACAAAAGCAAAATAAACCTTTACAATTAGATGCTTTTATGGTATAATTATATTATTTGTAGGAGAAATGAATGTCAATAATGGATAAATTAAAGAAGAACAGTAAAGTCGATTATACTTCGATACTTGCTGATTCTAAATTTTTTAATGATAAGGACATGGTTACTACTGATGTACCTATGATAAACGTAGCTTTATCAGGTTCTATGGACGGTGGCATATCGCCGGGTCTTACAGTTTTAGCTGGTCCTTCAAAACACTTTAAAACATCATTTGCTTTAATTATGGCAAGTGCTTATTTAAAGAAGTATGATGATGCTGTATTATTATTTTATGATTCAGAATTTGGTTCACCACAGTCTTATTTTGAAAACTTTGATATTGATACAAGTCGTGTATTGCATACACCAATTACTAATGTAGAAGAACTTAAGTTTGATATAATTGCACAACTTGAAGGTTTGGATAGAAATGACAAAGTTATTATTATAATAGATTCTGTAGGTAACCTTGCATCAAAGAAAGAATTAGAAGATGCAATAAACGAAAAGTCAGTTGCAGATATGTCAAGAGCAAAAGCACTTAAAGGTTTATTTAGAATGACTACACCATATTTAAATATGAAAGACATACCTTTACTTGCAGTTAATCATACATATAAGGAAATAGGTTTATTTCCAAGAGATGTAGTATCAGGCGGTACCGGCATATACTACAGTGCAGATAACATTTGGATTATAGGTAGACAACAAGATAAACAAGGTACTGAAATCAAAGGCTACCACTTTGTGATCAATGTGGAGAAATCAAGATATGTTAAAGAAAAGTCTAAAATTCCTATTTCTGTTAGTTGGGACGGCGGTGTGCAGCATTGGTCTGGTTTGCTTGACGTTGCTTTGTCTGGCAATTATGTTTCTAAGCCCAGCCCTGGTTGGTACGTACGAATTGATAAATCAACTGGAGAATTGGTGGAACCGAAAGTTCGCGAAAAAGACACGCTAAATGAAAAGTTTTGGAAACCAATAATTGAAGAAACTGATTTCAAACAGTACATTACTAATAAGTACTCTATACTTAATAATGTTGTAAGCTTAGCAAAAATGGATCAACATTAATGGTGTTGACCGAAGATAAGCATTATCAAATCATACCTGATAAAGGTGATGAGCAAGCTTGGAACGTTAGAATACTTTCAGGTACTTTTACTGAAACAGTATTAAAATATGGTGTGGTTAAATTCAATGGAAAAGGTGAAGAAAAATATATGTCTTTCAACTTTGAAATTGTGTACACACCAGATACTGAATTAACAAAAGAAAATAAAAAGTTGCAAGAGTTTGCAGGCATACTCTTAGAACAAATTATGGCTAAAGGCATTGAAGATGGCAATGTATTAACAAGAGAGGTGAAAGATGAACATAACTAGCAGTCAAAGACTTGTATTATTAATGGATGAAATATCCATTGCAAAAAGTAAATTACAACCACAAGACACAGGACATATTCATACTTCAATAAGCTACTTAGAAAGTAGAGTTGAAGAGGTCCAAGCAGAAATCGATAAGGAATTGAGAAAACTCGCCTATGCCTACTAATTTAGAACAAACCATATTACGTAATCTGTTAACTGATGAAAAGTATATGCGTAAGGTATTACCTTTCATTAAGCCAGATTACTTTGAAGG